GGAGATTTTGATGGCTATCACCCAAGCATTGTGTACTTCCTTTAAACAGGGACTACTCCAAGCGAAACATAACTTTACGACCTCTTCAGGTCACACTTTTAAACTTGCTCTGTTTACCAGTAGTGCATCTTTAGATGCCGCTACAGCTAATTATAGCACGAGTAATGAGGCAAGTGGTACAGGGTATACTGCTGGCGGTGCGGCGTTGACTAACGTCACCCCTACCACAAGTGGCACAACAGCACTTACAGACTTTGCTGATCTTACTTTTAGCACAGCGACAGTCACAGCAAATGGTGCTCTTATTTATAACACCACGACTGCTGGTGGCTCTGGCACGACGGACTCGGTACTTGTTCTTGCTTTTGGTGGTGACAAAACTTCCACCGCAGGGGACTTTACTATTCAATTCCCAACTGCGGATGCAAGTAACGCTATCATCCGCATTGCCTAAGTAGGGGGTAAAAATGGCTCTTGTCATTGCGGATAGAATAAAAGAAACGACTGCGACCTCTGGTACAACGGATTTTGTATTAGGTGGGGCGGAAACGGGTTTTTCTGCCTTTAGTTCTGCTTTGTCTAATAGCGATACTACTTACTATGCTTGTGTGGATGGTTCTGATTATGAAGTAGGGCTTGGTACTTATGTCTCTGGCACAAACACTTTGCAAAGAACTACGGTGTTAGCCAGCACAAACTCAGGTTCAAAAGTTAGTTTCTCGTCTTCAGCCAAAGAAATATTTATCACCTATCCCGCTGATAAATCCGTTTTCCTTGACGGTAGTGATAACATCATTGCCGCTAATGGTAGTGCGCTGACCAACTTAAATGCCAGCAATCTTGCTAGTGGGACAGTAGCCGATGCACGGCTTCCTGCCAGCATCTCTTCTGATATCACGGGTAATGCGGCTACGGCCACAGCATTGGCTACAGGTCGTACCATTGCTTTGAGTGGCGATGTAGTGGCTTCCGGAGTTAGTTTCGATGGTACAAGCAATATAACGCTTTCCACTACTATCCAAGCAAACTCTGTTGCATTAGGCACGGACACAACTGGCAATTATGTAGAGGATATTACAGCGGGTAGTGCTATTGATGTATCCGGAGGTGGCTCAGAAACGGCCACTGTCACTATAAATGTAGATTTGTCAGAGTTAGCTACTTCCACCACAGATGGTGATGGTGACTTTTTTATAGTTGTGGATGCTAGTAATGTCCAACGCAAGTTGACTAAAGGCAACATAAATATTTCTGGTTTTAATAATGATGCTGGTTACACTGCTAATGTTGGTGATATAACAGGGGTTACCGCTGGAACAGGTCTTTCAGGCGGCGGGGCTTCTGGTGCAGTTACCGTTGATATGGATATCAACGGTCTGACAACTGAAACCAGTTTCCAAAGCACCGACTTAATTCCTGTGTACGATGTTACTGCAAGTGCTATCCGTAAAGGGACAGTGGCCAATGTTGCTTTGGCAGGACCGACAGGACCGACTGGACCGACTGGACCGACAGGAGGAGATGGACCTCCCGGACCATCTGGAGGAACGGGACCGACAGGACCGACTGGACCCGCAGGAGGAACGGGACCTTCTGGACCTCCCGGACCAACTGGACCATCTGGAGGAACGGGACCGACAGGACCGACTGGACCAACTGGACCGACTGGACCGAGTGGTTCGCCAATAGGCAAAGTTCTACAGGTTCAACAGAGTTCTGTTAGGACTTCTGGCGACTCTACAGGTTCAAGTAGTTTTAATGAAATAAATACGGCTTATCGAGTCACAATAACGCCTTCATCTACCTCAAGCAAAATACTGCTTTGGTTTTTTGGAAACCCTTCAGTTGATGGTGGTCTTCATTTCGGATTGAATTTTTATCGAAGCATTGGTGGCGGCGGTTTTTCCAAAGTAAATAGTGGCAACGGCAATGAGGCTTTCAGGAATAGGGGTGGTAGTAAAATGCAGTTGTCTGCAACCGTTATGCACTTTGATTCCCCAAACACAACTAGCTCAATTGTATACACCATATTTTTTAGAGCATCGGGGGGTACTTCTATTATGAATGACAACCCTATGGGTAGCTTTATGGTTGCAATGGAGATAGGAGCATGATCATTCATTATGCCTTGTTAGCTCTGCGGCCAAATGCAGAATTTACGGTTAGGGGAGATAGTTACAGCGATATTGAGTGGTTTGATACATCTCAGACTATCCCAACTGAGTCTGAACTTACAGCAAAGATTGAAGAGCTTACTGCTGAACAGCCCCTGAACGAATTAAGAGAAGAACGCAACTACCGTTTGGCGGCGACTGATTGGTGGGCATCGTCCGATCTAACAATGACTTCCGAGCAAACAGCATATCGCCAAGCCTTGCGTGACATAACAAAAACTTATAGCAGTGTTGATAATGTAGTTTGGCCGGAGAAACCGTAATTAGATGCGTAATTTATGGCAGTTATGGTCTGGTGGAGCGAGTCAAGCTCAAATAGATTGGATCACGGATATTGCTAATACCAAGCCAGTTCAAGATGGCGGGATATTTTCCTCATCCGAGGTAAATGATAAAGTACGCACAAGTAGCGTTCGTTGGCTTACAGATGAGACCAAAGTACGAGATTGGCTGTTTGAATATGTCAAAACGGGCAATCGTAATGCGTTTAATCTAGATGTAGACAACTTTGCAGATATCCAATACACAGAGTATTTGGCTTCTGAAGGTGGCCATTATGACTGGCATCATGATGTTGATTGGAACAGTGATATCGGGTATGATAGAAAATTATCTATAACTCTGCAATTAAGTTCACCTGATGAGTATGAAGGCGGCGACTTCGAGTTTAATGAAGTAGCTTCTCCTGGATCCGAATCTAAAGAAAAAGGAAGTGTGTTGGTGTTCCCTTCATACTTACAACATCGGGTAAAACCTGTTACAAAAGGAAAAAGGATAAGTCTTGTAGCATGGTTTGAAGGACCAAGGTGGCGATAGATGCTAGGTTTTACCACATTATCTGGTGATACCCTATCGGGTGTAGGATCTGGGGCTATCACTGTAGCTGTCACAGGTGTTTCTGCTACGGGTGGTGTTGGGACAGTTACGGCTACTGGTATTGCTAATATCCCTGTCACTGGTTTAGTTGGAACAACAGGTATTGGCAGTGTAACGGTAAAAGCAGATGCTGATGTATCTGTTACAGGAGAAGCCGCCACAGGCAACGAAGGTTCAGTCACTGTAGTTGCTGAAGCAGTTGTTAGCCCTACAGGTGAAGCCGCTACTGGTGCAGTTGGCAGTGTGTCTGTAACTGCAGATGCAAATGTAACCGTTACAGGTGAAGCCGCGACTAGTGCGATCGGTAGCGTTGGTGTCACGGCCGATGCAAATTTACCAGTCACAGGTATTGCGGCTACTGGATCAGTAGGCTCTGTTTCGGTAGCAGTTTTCCAAACTGTAGCAGTTACAGGTAACTCTGCTACGGCTTCTGTGGGTTCAGTAACCGTAACAGCAGATGCCAATGTATCTGTTACGGGAATATCTGCTACCGGAGAAGCAGGAAAAGTGTTAGTATGGGGAACAATCGTTCCTGATCAAACACCGAGTTGGTCTCAGGTTTCACCAAGCCAGACACCAAGTTGGACAGAAATAGCGGCGTGAGGAGGGAAATATGCCTAGTGTATATACTAATAATCTGAGATTAGAACTCATCGCTACTGGTGAAGCTGGCGGTACTTGGGGTAGTAAGACTAATACAAATATTGATTTAATTGCAGAAGCCCTTGGTTATGCCGCATCAAACATGACGTCAGATGCTGACGCTACGCTGACAATGTCAGATGGTGCTACATCTGCTGTGCGTTCATTAATGCTGAAAGTTACTTCTGGGGTTAGTCTTACGGCTACTCGTAAATTGACTATTGCGCCTGTTACCGTAGCTAAAGTTTGGATAATTGATAATGCTACTACAGGTGGCCAGAGTATTACTATCGCACAGGGTTCTGGTGCTGATATAACTATTGCTAATGGTGATACCCGTGTCGTTTATTCAGAAGGTTCGGGTTCAGGAGCGGCAGTTGTAGATGCTTTAGATAATCTAACTATTTCGGGTACGCTTACAGCTAGTGGTTTTGTCGGTGCTCTTACAGGCAATGCGACAGGAAACCTTACTGGCAATGTGACAGGTAATGTAACTGGTAATGTGACAGGCAACCTTACAGGCGATGTGACAGGCGATGTGACGGGTGCTCTTACAGGCAATGCGACAGGAAACCTTACTGGCAATGTGACAGGCAATGTGACAGGCAATGTGACAGGCAATGTTACTGGAACGGCTACGAATGCTACGAACACAACGGTTACAGATGACACATCCACAAACGCAACTTATTATCTAACTTTTGTTGATGGAACTTCTGGTAACCAAGCTCAAGAAGTTTCAAGTTCTAAGTTAACATTTAATCCATCTTCTGGAACACTAACATCTACAACATTTAGTGGCGATGGGTCAAATCTGACAGGTATAAGTAGCGAGGGCTCGTCAAAGGCTTGGGGAGCACTCCAACAATCTGGAACACACACGTTTCGAGACTCGTTCAATTTTAGTTCTGTTACTGACATCGGGACTGGCCAATCAAGACTTGTTTTCACAAACAATATGTCAAATGCAAATTATGCAACTACTGGTATGAGTGGTGAAGAAAGTGGTGGTGGTAACCGATGTGTTGGTGTGAAAGGAAACTCTGCGGCTCCTGCAACAACAGGTTTTGATATTGCAAACTTTACCTTAACCAACAGCGCATCTGATGACACAAGAATAAGCGTTTCAGTCCTTGGAGACCAATAATGGACACTCCTGATTTTCAAGGTAAACACATTTTAGATAGGCTTGATTGGGCTAGGCTAAATCTTAAAAAAGTTCACTCTAAGTATGTTGTTGTTTATGAAGAGGGTGTTGATGACTGTGCAAGGATACTTTCTCCCGACCCTAACTGGTTGGCATGTGCTCTTCAAGGCGGCATCCTTCCACCCGTATGGGTGTACTGGGAACTAGCAAAGGATGAGGCACAACCTGATTTTAATAATCATACTCGTAGCTATCTGTTGCACACAACAGAACCAATGCCAGCAATGACAGAAGAACAAGCTATTGAGTATCTGATTATGAAGGACATACCACAGAAAGTGTGGCAAAAATGGAACACGGGCAACAAGCCCAAGTTGGTGATTTGCAAAAGAGAGCAGTTGCCACAAACACGCGAATGGCGAGATGCGTGGCGTATTAGCGAAAACGTCGCCGTAGACATGGTAGCATAGGAGGTTAAAATGCCTGAAACCTATATTTTAGATAAAGATGGTAATCAAGCAAATGCCGCAGAAGTTACCATGCCTTCTGACCGCCACTTCCGTGGCGCATGGTCATTGTCAGGCACTGTTATCAGTGAAGACATGGCCAAAGCAAAAGAAATTTTTCGGGATAAAATCCGTGAAGTCCGCAAGCCCCTGCTTGATGAAGAAGATGTTGTGTATATGAAAGCAATGGAAGTAAATGATGCTACGGCTAAAGCCGCATCAGTTGCAAAGAAAATCAGCCTTCGTGACGCACCAGCCGCATCAGCAATAGACAGTGCTGGTGATGTTGCCAGCCTGAAAACCGCATGGGATGCTGATTTACTCGGTACAAGCCCTTACGCATAAGAGGTAGTAATGCCACTGAGTAAGCTACAGTTCAAGCCTGGAATCAACCGTGAGGGAACCAACTACTCTAACGAGGGTGGTTGGTTTGACGGTGATAAAATACGCTTCCGTTATGGGTATGTTGAGCGTATTGGTGGTTGGACTAGAGTCAATGACTCAGCCTATATTGGTACTCCCCGCAAGATACATGCTTTTGTTACGCTAGATTCTTCTAACCTTTTGTTCATAGGTACTGAGGAAAAGGTGTATCTAGAAGAAAACGGAACATTAAATGATATTACGCCTCTCCGTAGAACAGTAACCCTTGGTGCAAACCCTTTAGCATCTACTACGGCAGGAACTGGTGTAATAACCATCAGTGATACAGGTCATGGTGCTTCCCTTGGAGATTATGTCACTATCAGTGGTGCTACGGCATTTGATGGGTTGACTACAGAAAATTTAAATCAAGAGTTGATTGTTACGAACGTGATTTCAGCTAATTCATATCAGGTAGACACAGGTGGTTCTGCTACGTCTGGTTCTACTTCTGGTGCGGGTAGTTCCGTTCAAGTAGCCTATCAAATACCTGTGGGACTTAATACCACTGTTCTTGGCACAGGCTGGGGTGCTGGTACTTGGGGCAGACTTACTTGGGGAAGTACTACAGGATCATTAGCGGGTGAATCATTGCGCTTATGGTTTGCTGATGATTTTGGTGAAGATTTAATCTTTAACGAAGCTGATGGTGGCGTTTATTACTGGGATGCAACGAGCGGTGTTTCTACACGAGGGGTAAACATAACTGAGCTATCTGGCGCAATAGATGCTCCCACTGTTGCCCGTAAAGTCATGGTGTCAGATGTTGACCGCCATGTGCTTTGTTTTGGGGCAAATACTATCGGCACTAGCGCACAAGACCCATTATTGATTCGTTGGTCTGACCAAGAATCCATAACAGATTGGAGTCCTACAGCTATAAATACCGCAGGTGATTTACGCTTATCACAAGGTTCTGAAATAGTTACAGCAGTGCGTACCAACCGACAGTTTCTAGTTTGGACAGACCATAGTTTGCATTCTGTTCAATATGTGGGTGCGCCATATACTTTTGGAACAGCTCTGTTAGCAGACAATATCCGTATTGCTAGTCCTAATGCCGCTATCAGTATTAATGACCTTGTGTTTTGGATGGGTCAAGAAAACTTTTACCTTTACGATGGTCGTGTAACACCAATACCGTGTTCGGTTAGAGATTATGTGTTTAGTGATTTAAACCGCAACCAGTCGCTTAAGATTCATGCGGGTAGCCTAGCCAGCCAAAGCGAAATTTGGTGGTTCTATTGTTCTAGCGATTCTGAAGAAATTAATCGTTATGTTGTGTTTAACTACGCGGAACAAAGTTGGTATTACGGTTCTTTGGTGCGTACAGCATGGAATGACCGTGCCGCAGGAACTCGTAGCTTCCCACAGGCTACAGGCACAGATGGGTATTTATACGATCATGAGTTTGGGTTTGATGATGGTAGTGTAG